TAATCGCCCTTCTCTTTCGCAAAGGTGACTTTCTGCGTTTTTGCGCGTTCTCCATTCACCGAGAACCAGCCGCTCTTGTCAGGTTTAAGATAGAACGGCCCGCATTGCGTGGCAGCAAAGGCTGGAGCCGATAAGCTGATTAACGATGCGATAAGGATAAGTTTTTTTAGCATTGGGCTGGCGTCCTGCTGATGGGTGATGAGGGGTCGGGTCGTCTGCACCGAAGAGTGAGTTCCCTGCTGCACGGCTCGTAATAAAGAGCAGTATAGTCAATGACACCTGCATTATCGCCAGTACAGGGTCATAGACTCAGCAAAGGGATCGGCCTTGATGCTGGCAACGCACTACCCTAATCCACTGCCACGCAGGCGTGCCTTGTTCAGCGGAATCAGCTCACTAAACCTGCATATTCATAATTTCACTTTGAATATTTAGCATATCAGGTTGCTGTGCGTTGAAGCGTGGTTTTACAGAGACATACCGCAAGTCACAAACTGCCGTCGTGGTGGTTTTGAGGTGATTTGCGGTATTTTTTTGTGCTACATGTGTGCTACGGTTAAATCGTCGGCCGCAGCGGTTCATAGACGGACACGACCTCGGCCGTCACTTTCCTCAGCACGATAATTCCTTCCATGCCCTCTCCGTCGATCGTCTCGCCGTCTCAGGTGATGATGCCTGTAGTGAACAATCTGCCCAGTTGCGGGAACTCACCTATATGGAATGCGATTTTGTCTCCCGGCGCTGGCTTAAGTGATTTGTCAGCCAGCGAGAACCCGTCAGGTGTCTCGATTAGCAACATGTTGTTCCGGTGAGGCATCAGCACGTCGTTGAGGTCGATGCGCCGCTCTATTTAGTCCAACGCAGGTGATGGAAATCCCATATCTACCTCACATATCCCATGTTGCGTAACGACCAGGTTTTATTCTCACTTCCCTCTGTGACCAGTTCGAAGAAGAAGTTCTAGTAGTACCTTATCCACCGGTTGCACTCCTGCAGCGTCCACACGTGATTCACGTCATCCAGCCGCTTCTGGAATGCCGCTGTTGTGACAATCTGCCGCCCCTTGCTGTCCTTCGTTATCGCTCCAACGAAGGTCGCATGTATGTCACTCTCTCTCGCCATAACAAATCCTTCCTTGACAAATACTGTATGGATAAACAGTAATATCGATCGGTATGTTTGATCAAGCAGACAAGTTCTCAGATTTGTAAGCATTTGAGGAATAAGAGTTTTACACAGGTAGGGGCAACGAAAAGGTTCTAATCTCAAATCTTGCAAACCTATCCTCGAAGAAATAAGCGCCATGCACTCCTCTTTCGAGAATATTTCAAAGTAAACAATACATTAACCCAATTTTTATTAAAAAAAATTAGTAGGGTTGCACGACAAAATTAATATTTTTTAGTAAAATTTCTTCAAAATCACATTAAGGAAAGCATGAAATGCATTATCGTGGGTTAAAAATAGCTTTGGTAGTACCATGCCATAATGAAGAAACAACTATTTTTCAAGTAGTTACTGACTTTAAAAAACACATGCCTGAGATTGAGCCTTATGTTTTTGATAACTGCTCTACTGATAAAACCAAAGAAGAAGCCTTAAAAGCCGGGGCAACGCTAATCTCTGTGTATGAAAAAGGTAAAGGCAACGTTGTAAGAAGAATGTTCGCTGACGTTAACGCAGATGTCTATGTAATGGTCGATGGTGATGCCACATACGATGCATCCTCAGTCCATAAATTAGTCGATAAGTTAATTGATGATAACCTTGACATGGTAGTTGGTTGTCGAAAAGTTGTGTCTGATAAAAAAGTTAAAGCATACCGGTTAGGCCATGAGTTTGGTAATAAGATGCTAACAAGCAGTGTTACATCTATTTTCGGCGGTAAGTTTACAGATATGCTTTCAGGGTATAGAGCATTTACTCGAAGATATGCAAAATCTTTTCCAGCATTATCTCAAGGCTTTGAAACTGAGACTGAACTTACTGTTCATGCCCTTGAATTAAGAATGCCCTATGGTGAAGTTTCAACTTTATATGGAGAAAGGCCAGAGGGTTCAGTAAGTAAACTTTCAACTTATAAAGACGGATTAAGAATTTTAAAAACTATTATAAAGCTTTTCATGCGAGAAAAACCTTTGTATTTCTTTAGCATTTTGACCGTATTACTTTCAACAACATCAATTATTCTTGCCATACCGATTTTCTCCGACTATTTTCTTACCGGATTAGTACCCAGATTACCAACAGCCGTTCTATCTGCAATGCTCATGCTTGCCGGGCTAATGACATTATCCTGCGGTCTTATTTTAGATAACATTAACGTTGCTCGTCATGAGAGCCGGAGACTTTCATATTTACTCATTACTAACTCATTAAGCTAAAATATGAGCAAGGTCATAACTGAAATAATAAAATTTGGTGCTGTAGGGGTATCAGGCTTTTTAGTCGATACTTTTTTTGTACTGCTATTGAAATCATATGCTGGCGCATATGGTGCCCGAATTATTTCTTTCTCATTCGCAGTAATTACCACTTGGTTACTTAATCGCAATATCACATTCAAAAAAGCTAATAGAAGTGATGGGCTCATCACTGAGTTCTCCAAATATGCAGTAAGTATGTGTATAGGTGGGTCAGCTAACTTGATATGTTACAGCTTAATAATATCTTCAAGACCGCATACTACAGAGAATATTATATTCGCCACCGCAATAGGTAGCATTGCCGGATTGGTTTTTAACTTTACATTATCTAAAATATTTATTTTTAAGGAAAAATAGCGTGCGAGTAAGAACTGGGGTCATAATTTTCCTGGCATCTATGTTACTTTTTTCATGGGTTTTTACTGTGAAGCCCCCTTTTAGCTCACCTGATGAAGGGTTCCATCTGAGCCGGGCAGACGGTATTCTCCAAGGATATTTTATACTTAAGCCAATATCTCCAGATGGTTCATCCGGCGCAAAAGTTGATATATCATTAGATAAAATGGCTAATCTCTTCAATTCAACATTGAGTGCAACACACCTTGGAGATCTCAATGATTCATTAGAAGAAATGAAAGATCTTAAGTGGAGCCATGCTTATTTAGCTAAAGGGATGCCCAACGTTAGTTTTTATACTCCCAGCGTTTACCTGCCACAGGCTCTCGGCTTTTACATTAGCAAAGCCTTAGATCTCAACCTTTACTCATCATATTTATTTACTAATGTAGTAACTTTTGCAGCATGTTTAATACTACTAATTCTAGCCTATTATATTTACCCCATACCATTATTAACCCTTGTTTTTTTAACAATCCCAATGTCTGTCTTTCAGTTGATGTCACCAACTATTGATGGCCTTAGTATGGCATTTACTGTTCTAGCCATGTCATGCTTTATGAGGCTTCTTTTTGACAAAGAGATAAAAAATTACAACGGGCTTGCTCTCTTAATGTCGATTTGTATATTTTCAGCAGCTGGTAGTCGCGCAAACTTGTTATTAATGTCATTAATGCCTTTGTGGCTTTTTTATAAAAACAGGAAACTTTCAAATCTTTTATTTCTGGCACTATGTTTAGTTACCACCCTCTCATGGACCACATATAATCTTTTGAATGTACACGACGCTGGCATGGGTCGACATCCTGGTTATAGCAATACTGAGTTAGTCATTTTTTACCTGAAAAATCCTTTAATCTTCTTTAAAACATTCTTCAATACTATAACTGACGTCAATACATTAATATTCTATTTAACATCTATGATAGGTGTGCTAGGTTGGCTTGATGCGCCAATTTCTAAAACTTCTTTTTCTTTATTTTTTGTTATAATTTTGACTGCATTAGTAATCTCCGTAATGTCATTTAGAAAGTCGAATGACAAAGCAACATCGTATTTTATTTTCATCTTATCAGCACTTTCATTATTATTGATTTTTCCCGCCTTACTTGCTCAATGGAACTCATTCCCTACCGAGAAGATAGTTGGTGTCCAAGGAAGGTATTTTATCATACCTGCACTTATATTTGGTTATTGCTTTCACACTTATGAAAGGATGAATCTGGAAAAATTACTAGTATTGTCATCAATTTTAGTTGCATCAACTTACACAGTTCATTCAGCAATCAGCAATCATTATATTCACCCTAAATTTACATTTGAAACAATCAATTCTCCTGACGAATTGAAAAACTCAAGACCCATAAATATTTTGGGGAGCTCACAGCCCCCTTATGCCCTTTCAGTGCCTAATGGGAACATTAGCAGTATGCTCATCTATTTTGGAAATTATAATAACAAAGCTAAAGGCACGGTAAATCTTAAGGTTTGCAGCGTAGAGAAATGCCAAGAAACTTTTGTTAACACACACAAACAGCAGGATAACTCTTTTTATGAGTTTAACCTACCGCAGGGTTTAAAGGTAGAGAATAGAAAAATCACATTAAAATTTAATTTTTTTGAAGATGACAATTCATCCCCCCTAGCTTTGTGGGAATATAGCCCAACAAACGAAAATAACTCATTTTCTCCACGAATTAAAATAAATTATATCAACTAAAAGTCCGGGCGGCATGTCCGCCCTTATCTCCGTCTACCCTCCCTGTTTTAAAGTCTCATTTTTACTTTCTCAGAAGACTTTCACATTATTAGCTTATTAACAGGCCCTTTTGGAAGAACATCTCGACCAGATGCTTCAGCAATATAGGCTCTCAGAGCTTTGCGGTAAGCAGTCAATTCAGCTTTTGACTTTGCCACCGCCGCTTCCGTTAACTCGCCGCTATAGTCCTCATCTTCAATTCGCTGGTTGAGAGCGGTGATCTGGGCTGACGCGTGATTGTATTCCGACTGCGCAATATTGAGGTTTTTCTGTGCCTGCTCTTCCGGGGTGATTTCAACTACCGGAGCAGTAAATACCCAGCTACCTTTTTTGTCCTTCTCTGCAGTAAAGCTTGGGCCGACCTGATCCTCCTCTTTTATCTCGTAAGTTTCATACTCAGGGAAAAGGTCACCTTCTCCGTTCCACAGGACTGCATTTACTACAACGCCGTCTTTAATCAATGCGTAAGATGAAACTGACATTATGCATACTCCCAGATAATGACAATGCCATCAGCACCCGCGCCACCTTTGTAGCCGGTTAATGCATTGTTAGGTCCGCCAACTGCGCCGCCTCCACCAGAACCTAATCCATTGGCATCGTTTCCGACTGAGTTGTTATTTGCCCGACTGAAACCACCTTTACCGAAAAACGAATCTCCGCCTTTACCAACAAAGTTTGATCCGGTACTAAGAGATACGCCGTGTTCAGAACTCCCTCCGGGGGTGTTAACAATGTTCCCGCCCGTTGCGTTACCACCCAGAACACCCGTACAGGTGAACGGCGGTATTGACTGCTCTTGGCCGTAACCGCCGCTGCCACCCTTACATAAAATAAGGCTGCCTATTGAGGAGTCGCCTCCTACGCTACCCGATGCGGGTAATCCACTATTCGATTTGCCCTCGTACCTACTGTAATAAGTTGTCCGTCAATCTGATCTACTGATAGTTTTGATTTTGCATAACCACCTGCACTACCGCCGGTAGCCAGGGAAACGGTTGATGACCCTGAATACCCAGTGTTGCCTCCCGAACCACCTGCGGCCTGAACCTCGGAAATAACATTTATCGTACCTGGCGTTTTTTTATAAATGGCACTGGTTTTAAAAATCTGTACATTGATCAGCCGTCCGGGTCCGACCACCGTGTTCATGGCGGCGAGCAGCTGCGCCCTGTTAGATTTGGTAAGCGTCAGGCCCCCGCCTCAATAACCGCAGCTATTTATTCCTGAACTGAATCAAAAAAATCTGCATTCAGTGCAGTAGGCAGTTCACCGGCCTGAGGATTACCGCCGGTAAAGCCATTTTTACCCGCGCCAAATTTATCCACCTGCGCGGTAGATGTGTCAATACGATGCATTTTTACTCCGGGTATCTGAAAATAACGTAGGTATGTGACAGTGCCTGGTTGTTAAGTATGCATTCAGCGATAGTATCTCCCCACGTTCTAAGACTGTCCGTGCAGTTACTGATGGCCGTCATTGGGGTTATCTGCGTGGAAGCAGGCATGTTTACCTGCCAATAGTACCGCCACTCATCGCTGTAAAGTGAGTCAGTACAAACAGACAGGCAGGTAAACTGGCTTTTGTTGTAGCGAGTAATGGTGACGCCGGTGTAACCCAACGCCTCAAGCTGGGCCAGGTAGAATGCCTCATTAATACCGCCAGCCAGATTAAGCTTTGCATCCAGCCGCTGCCGCCGCTGCTGAAGCGTCCGAACACCTGCAGGTGCGCAGCTGTCAGGCAGTCCACTGATGTTCTCATAGCGATCAATCAACTCCGTCACTGAGTGCGGGTCCGTTTCCAGCATCAGTGCATCACCGCGACCATGTACCTCTGCCAGTGACGGTGCCAGCCCGGTTAGCAGCAGGTCTTCACTGTCCCACGCAGGGCCGCGTGGCAGCAGTGCGCCCAGCATCCGGCGATACTGCGCCGTTAATTCCATGAGATAGTCCCCACCACACCCACCTCGCCTTTACCGATGGTGATATCAGCTGCAGGACTGACCAGCGTGTGGCTGTACTCGCCGGTTGCGATGCTGATGGCCTCACTGATGCGTGACGGCTTCAGCACGTTCTCAGGACCGCCATCGCGCAGCATCATTGAGCGGAGCTCAGTCTCAACGGCATAGCGCACAGTTGCGGTGTCCGGGTTGAGTCGAATCTGGAAGTTAACCGTGTGCTGCGTAGGTGCGAAAACATAAATGTCTGCACCGGCTACCGGGGCCAGTGGTTCAATATAGGCTTTGACGGCGGCCACCGTGACGGCATCCGGGATCGGATTAATCAGGTCGCTGTTCGCCACCATGATACCGACTGTTCCCCGCCCGCTCCAGTGACGGTATGTCCAGGCGCGGGTAATGCCTGCCACTTCTTTAGCCCACACCTCATAATCGCCGTCTACCGCATTAAGACAGGGACGTTTGATTACAGGAGTGAGTTCCCAGACTCACCACTATTTAAGAACCAGGCTGGATCGTCAAAGTCGGTAGCTATCAGGGAGATTGCTGATTTGTGGCTGAAGCTCAAAAAGCCTGACTGGGCCAACAGCTCTTATGTCACGACAGAACGTCGCGCCAGGGTGACGCTGGATATCATCGGCAACGGAAAGGACATCCGGTCGATCATGCAGAAGGACCTACTCAACCTACGCATTGAACTTCTTAATGGCAGCTACTTCACGGGCAGGAAGATGAATATAGAAAAGAAAGGGAGGACAGCGGCCACGGTTAACTCCAGCATCGCAGATCTGAAAGCTATCTTCGCCTTTGCTCATGGCAACGGGTATATAGATGCAAACCCGATGACCGGCATCAAGCCTCTGAAGAAGTCGAATAAGCGGCCGGACCCGATAACGCGGGAGGAGTACCCTCGCCTCATCAATGCATGCGCAACGCGACAGACGGCAAACATGTGGTCTCTTGCCATCCTGACGGGATTGCGTCACGGAGAGATATGCGCTCTGGCCTGGGAGGATGTGGACCTTGAAGCGAAGAAGCTGACAGTCAACCGTGACCTCACGCCACAGGGTTTGTTTACGTCGCCGAAGACGGAAGCGGGAAACCGTGTCATATGCCTGATAGATGCAGCCGTTGATATTCTGCGTGACCAGCGAGAGTTGACGCGAATGTATCCACAGACCTCTTTCACTTTTCATACCAGGGAGTATGGCGAGCAAATTGAGGAGAAGAAGACGTTCGTGTTCAATCCAAGCGTGAACGCAGTCAATGGCAGGTCGGGAGCATATTACTCAACAGAGTCACTGGGACAGATATGGACCGGCGCACTGAGGCGTGCAGGCCTGCGTCACCGGAAAGCATATCAGTCCCGTCATACGTTCGCGTGCTGGGCTCTTTCAGCAGGCGCAAACCCGAACTACGTTGCATCGCAAATGGGTCACTCCGATGCGCAGATGGTGTACCGGGTTTATGGCGCCTGGATGTCAGAGAACAATACTGACCAGCTATCACTCATCAACACGAAAATGAGCGATCTTGTGCTACATACGTGCTCCACTAAAGTGGCAGTGTGATAAACCTTAACAGCTTCAGACAGTTACCAGCCTAAACCTGCATATTCATAATTTCACTATACGCCGACACCAGCTTGTTCCTGACCTGAATACCCATCTGCATTGAGATGGACGATTTCTGCAGATCGACCATCACGTCATTAAGCGCGATACCCGGTTTCCCCATCTCAAAATCCTGCGCCTGGGTGCGGGCGGTGGTCTGCGTCTCGCTGATCTTATCCAGCGCCGCTTTCATAGTCGCACCAAAATCGATCTGATTAGGGGCTTCACTACTGCGGTTGCTGGCCTGCAGTGAGGTCGCCTGTAGCTGCTGCAGTACGCCATCAATTGCCTGAATGGACATGAACGATACCTTATTAAAGAGGATGACATTTTTGATGTGAGCAAAAGTTAGCACGTTGTCAATGAGACAAAGCCGCTAAATGACATCAAAAACCCTACCTTATCCAGGCATCGAATTTTGCTTATCACCTAATAATGCCTGGCATTGAAGTGGAAATTTTATCTACGCAGGTCAGGGAGTCTGTTTTGCCATCTCAACTTACCCGGTCAATT